GTTCTGGGTCAAGGAAGGCGGCGTCAAGAACTTGGGCGTGTACAACCCGGGCGCGATCAAGTCAGCGATCGGCAACCGTGGCACGTACGACACCGAGGACTACGACGTCAACAAGGCGCAGGGCGGCGCGGTCCACCTCAAGGGGGGCAAGAGCGTCGGGCAGATGAGCGCGGAGATGCGCGAGAAGGGTCGGCAGGCGTTCCTAGAGCCGAGCAAGGTCAAGGACGTGCTGTACCACGGGTCGCTCAACGACATCAACGAGTTCAAGCCGGGCGCCAAGGGCCTGCTCGGCCCGGGCGTGTACCTGACGCCGCACCCAGGTAAGGCGGGCGCGTACGCAAACTTTCAGGGCAGGATCAAGGGCGACGCCACCGGCACCAACGTTATGCCGGTGCACGCCCAGATCAAGAACCCGTACTACTTCGACCGCGACCCGCTGGTGCCGATGACGAGCGAGCACGTCGAGAGACTGAAGGCGCTCGGGCATGACGCGGCGATATTGCGGGATACGGAAGGCAACATCAATCAGGTGAACGTGTTCCACCCGCACCAGATCAAGTCGGCAATCGGCAACCGTGGCACGTACGACACGACGAACCCAGACATCACCAAGGCCCAAGGAGGCGCTGTGAAACCTACCCTCGATCAAATGCGGCAAGCTATTGCCGCCCGCACAACGCCCCGATTTTCTGAGGGCGGCCCTGAAGACACGGCACCAACCAAACAGCAAAAAGACCGATGGGATTGGGTATACCGGACAAAGCCGGCAATGGTCAAGACGTACGGAGCATTGGCGCGTTCGCAGTTCAACGACCCCGGACCACGACGTTTGAGAAACACCCCGGCGGTGGTGCAACAACGAATTACCAACGCCAATGAGTTTTTAGACAAGCCCACCGAACCTTGGCAACCGCCGTCCGTTGAGAAGCAGGCTTTCGATCGTTCAGATATTCAGCAGGCCCTGGGGGGCTTTCCTGGGATAGAGCAAAGCCGTTTCCCACGCGATGTTCCTCCGCGCGCCAATATCTCGCACGTACATGAAACGTACCTGAACCCGGTAAACCGTGCGCTGATTAAGAAGCAAATTGCGCGCGGCCTACCCCTGGGCGGCGAGACCTTCTACGCATCGCTGTACCCTGTCAAGTTGGCGGCCATGGAACGAGGTATCCCGGCGGAGAAATTCGATAGCTGGGTACACAGCATCGCGCCGGCATCCGCGCGCAACTCCATCATGAACGAGATGGCAGTAGGCCAAGCCATACGCGATGCCCATGCGCGAGGATCGGACTTGTCGCCGGAAAGTCTCAAGGCCGATCGCGAAGCATTCAGGGCCAAGCATGGCGTGGGGCTGCCCATGATGCCGATACACGAGACCGGCGTAGCGAATGTCCTGAAGAACAACATAAATTTGCGCGAGCACAGTCGCGCCAACATCCCCACCAACTACAAGATACCCACCTACGGCGCGCAGAAGGCAGGCGATTTTGCGCACTCATGGGTAGGCGACGTGCACGAAGCTGCCGGTGAAACGCTGGGCAGCCAATACCACCCGTACTTCAAAGAAGCGGGGGGCTTTGGCAACACCGAATACGGCGCGGCAGAAAAGCACATGCTCGACATTGCAAACGAGATGGGTATCCCGGGGGGCACGGCGCAAGCAGGGCGTTGGTTTGGTGGCGGTGAACTGACCGGGTTG